CAGCACAAATAAACGCTGCGAATGTTTTGGTTACTGAGAAGTTGGGAGCGGATACCACTCTAACTACTGACCACCTCAAAGAAATAGAAAGGTGGGTGTCCGCACATTTAGTAGCTTGTTCAATAGAACGACAAGCGGTTAAGGAGAAGATAGGAGCTACGGCAATAGAGTTTGTAGGAAGTCAATTCGGGGGTGGAGGATTAGGATGGAGTTTGACTACTTATGGACAACAGGTTTTAGTTTTAGATACCACAGGAATATTAGCTAATGCTGGTAAGAGAAAAGCGAGGGTGGATACGGTTGATGCCATAGATATGACTTAATCTTTATATGGTTATATATGAACATCATTAAAAAAGTGTCTCCAGCGTCATCTGGTGGCCTTGAATTGAGGAAAATAACATGACTATGTTGACTAGGAACCATAATCAGACAATAACGTATTGGGACACTCCAGTTACGGATAAATTCGGAGCTAGAACTTTCGCAACTCCAGAACAAATAACTGGGAGATGGGAAGATAGAACGGATTTGTTCATAGATTCAACTGGCAGAGAAAGTGTGTCAAAAGCGTTTGTATTTGTTGGTCAGGATTTAGATTCAGAGGGGTGGTTGTTTCTGGGAACATCTTCAGAAGCAAATCCAAAAGATGTTGATGGAGCTCTTGAAATAAGACAGTTTATTAAAACACCAAACTTAAAAGCAACTGATTTTGAACGAAAGGCTATATTGTAATGGCAAAAGCTGTTAAAATAACTGGGTTAGATAAAGTAGTCAAAGGTCTAAATAAATCCTTGAAGAAGATAAAGAATAAGACAGTAGCAGGAATGCTAGAGGCAGCGGTCTTGGTAAAAGGAGAGTCTTTAAGGATTACTCCGATTGATACAGGAAATCTAAGGAACAGCGCCTACATCACATGGGGTGGAGGAAAGGTAAAAACTAGGTCTAGAATAGAACAAGGAACATTTGATACCAGTGATAAGTCAGGAGCAAAGGTTGCTACTGAACACAATCCAACAGTGGAACGAAGAAAAAGTATTATGACTGTCAACCCTTTTGCAGAGATAGGTTATACAGCCCACTATGCAGCAGCAGTGCATGAAGCTCCCCAGAGTAGAAAGTTTACGGTTGGTCAGTCTAAGTTTTTAGAACAAGCGTTAAGGAATAATTCTAGGAACATATTTAAGATTATACAAAGGAGGGCGAGTATTGTATGAATAGTCCAGCAGAAGATGTATCAGCGATATTGGCATTGTCATCATCGGCTACAGGATTAGCAGAAGGGACCAATTTATTTATAAGTCGGGAGCCTACTACTCCAGATGCTGTTGTTACAGTATTTGATACAGGAGGATTTGAACCAGCATCTAGTACGGAAAGGAATGAGTTTCCAACGGTACAGGTAAGAGTCAGGGGGAGAAGAATGGGTTATGATATTGCTTATTCAACAATGAATACAATTAAGGGAGTCTTACACAAGTTTAATAACCAGACTATTAATAGTACAGTATATCAAGGAATATGGGCTTCGTCAGACATAATTTCTTTGGGGTATGATGATAGTGACAGACCGATTCTGACTTTGAATTTTAGGATTCACAGAACGGCATAATTTTTTAACAATTAAGGAGGTGAAAAGGAATGGCAAGTTCAGGTTTTTCAGGAGTAGGTTCGACTTTCAAGAGGAATTCTGTAGCAGTAGCAGAAATAAATTCTATCAGTGGTTTTAATAAGACAAGAGATATTATAGATGTTACGACTTTAGATTCTACTGGTGGGTATCGAGAGAAGATAAGTGGATTTAGAGATGGTGGAGAAATTACTTTGAATATGAACTTCACTAGGGCTGGGTATGATTTATTCAACTTTGATTTTGAAACTAACTCAGCTAATCAGACTTATGTTATAGTACTTTCAGATACTGCTGCAACAGAGTATTCATTTGGAGGTTGGGTTACTAATATCACGTTGGATGTTCCACTTGATGACAAAGTAACTATGACAGTGACAATAGCAATTGATGGTCAGATAACTCAGACATCATAAACAATTAATTTAAGGAGGGTGTACTATGTTCTTAACCAAAGAACAAATATTTGAAGTAAAAGATTTAAAGACAGAGAAGGTTCATATCAAGGAATGGAATGGGGATGTATTTGTAAGAACATTGACAGGAGCAGAGAGAGACAAGTTCGAGAAGTCTATCTTTAATATTGATACAAACAAAAGGACTTTTGAAAACCTTAGAGCAAAATTAGTAGTAGCTGTTTGTGTTGATGAGGAAGGCAATCAGTTGTTTAGTGAGAAAGATATACCAGCTCTTGGTAAGAAATCAGCTCACGCTTTAGATAAGATATTTGAAGTAGGGCAAAGATTGTCAGGGATTACTAAAGAAGATGTTGATGATATGTCAAAAAACTAAAGTCGCCAGAGCGAAGATTACATTTTAGATTAGCTCTGGCTTTGGGAGTATGGCACCCTGATTATTTATTAGCAGGACTGACTTCCAGACAGCTGAAAGAGTGGGAAATGTATTACAGTGTAGAGCCGTTTGGAGAAATACAACAATATTATCAGACGGCACAGATATGTTGTATATTAGCAAATGTTAATAGAGATTCAAAGAAACAACCACAACCATTTAAGGTTGAAGATTTTATGCCTAAATTTGAGAAGGAAACTAAAAAAGATAAGGTAGCATATATGAAGAAGCAAATGTCAGCAATGGCAACCAAATTTGTTAAAAAGGAGGATAACCAAAGTGGCTAATATTGGAACTTTGATGGTGACAATAGATGGTAATACCTATAAACTCCAAAGAGAGTTAAAGAAAGCCGAAATGCAGATGAAAAGGTTTTCTGGGAGAGCTACCAGTAGATTGGGTAAATTAGGAACTGCTATAAAAGGAGTTAAAACTCAACTTCTTGCGATAGGAGGAATAGCAGCAGGGGCTTTAATTGGATTAGGAATTAGAAAGTCTATTCAAGAATGGGTAAAATTTGAAGACGCATTATTAGATTTACAGAAAGTAATGAGTGAGACAGAAGGTAATGCTTTACAATTCAAAGGTACTGTAGAAGAACTTTCTCAAACCTTTGGAGAATCTGCTGCTGAAGTATTACAAGGTGCTGCTAATTTTAAACAAGCAGGATTTGCAGTAAAAGAGGCTTTTGAATTACAAGAAGTTGCTTTAAGGTCGGCAACTGTTAGTAATTTAGATGTTGTTGAATCTTCTAGAATGATAGTTAGAATTCTTAAAGGGTTTAAGGCTCCAGCATCTGAAGCTGCAAAAGTTCTTGATATTATGAATGAAGTATCTAATAAGTTCGCGACTAATTTAGGAGAGTTGGCAACAGGCATGGCAAATTTATCTCCTGTGGCAAACTTAATGGGGTTTACATTTGAAGAAACAGCAGCTGTACTTACTCCAATCATAGAAGTGTTCGGGTCAGGGAGTGAAGCAGCAGTTGCATTAAGAACTTCTTTATTGAGATTAGTAAGCGACCAAAGTAAAGTAAAAGACACTTTAAGAAAATTAGGAGTTGCTCAAAAAGACGTTAACGGGAAATTAAGGTCTGGCAAAGATATATTATTTGATGTTGCTAAAAAATTCCAAACATTAGATAAGAATCAAAAAGTATTTACAGCAGGTCAATTAGTTGGTATTAGACAAGCAGCTAAAGCGGTGGAAGTGTTTGATGGTTTAACAAAAGTACAAGATGTTCATGCGGTGGCTTTAGACTCTTCCAATTCTGCATTGAAAGAACAAGAAATTCGTCTAGCTTCTGCAGGTAAGCAATTAGATAGATTGAAACAATCTTTTAATAATATAGCGAGAGAAATAGGAATTGCTTTCACTCCTCTTATAATAGAGGTTTTGACTCTTCTAAATAGTTTAGCCAAAGCAGCTATTGCCCCACTTAGATTTGATTTAGGTGACCTTGCCAAAGATGTTAGAGGATTCTTAGGAATGGCAAAAGAATCGGTAGAAGAAATAGCAGCCATACGAGCACAAGTATTACCCTCCGCTGATAAACTTACAAAGCGTCCTGTTTCTAAAGGGTACGAAGCATACACACCAGCAGCAGGTTCTGTTGAAGATTGGTTGAAAAAGAATAAAGATGCTCCAATATCAATGGCAGAAGTTTATAAGGCACAAGAACAATTAAGTATGTCAGCAGAAAACCAAGCTAAAACATTCATCGAACTTTCACAAGGGATAGACAAGGCAGCAGAGGCAAGGGCACAAGATTTGTATATAATGCAAACACAAGATAGAGTATTAGGGAAACTCCGAACTTCATTAGAAGATTTACCTGTTGAAAGAGTTCCAAGTATGATGATGGAAATGTTAGAAATATCAAAACTTAAAGGGATAGAGAAATTTGAAAGGACTGGGCTTCTTGAAGATTTAATACGAGAAGCTGATGTGTTTGCTGTGGAAGAAGCATTAAAAAGAGTGGAAACTGCTTACGAACAATTAGGGTTAAAAACAGATAGAGAACTACGCAAAGTAGGAGGGAATTTAGTAAAGAATTTCCAGACAATAGAACAAGAAGGAGGATTATCGGCAGAAAGAATAGGAGCAGTTTGGAAGTTAACTGCTGAACAAATAGACCCTACCGTGTTGTCGGCTAAAACAAGAGAGATATTTGATAACTTAGAAGAACAATATAATAAGTCCACTTCAAAAATCAAAAAGAAATTAGTGGATTTTAATGCGGAACGAATAAAATTAACTGAGTCAGCAACAGCAGTTGCAATAGCACAACTTTTAGAAGAAGCTAAAGCGTATGATGAATTAGTGGAGAAAGGTAAAATTAGTGCGGAGGAATTGAGAGATTTTAAAACTGAATCTGTAAGAAAAATAACATTAGAACATAGTAGAGCTTACCAAACTATGCAATCCAGTATCATGTCTTGGGGAGATGAGTTTGGTAATACTTTGACTGATATGGTTATGGGAGCGGAAGTAAGTTTTTCAGATATCCTTAACTCTTTCACCAGAATGATTGCTGATATGGCTATTAAAATCACAATCATTCAACCGATGATGCAAGCGTTATTTGGACAAGCAGCAGGAGGGTCAGGGTCAGGGCTAGTAGGAGCTCTTGCTGGAGCAGTTGGAACAGCAGTTGGAGGGTGGATTGGTGGAGGTACAACAGCAGCAACTGGTTCAATGCTTACAGCACAATCAGTCCCAAGTACTTATCAAGACCCAGCTAGTTCGGCTGCTGGATATAATTTAA